AAGATACGCTCGATTTTGGCATCCAGCTTGGCAACGTCATCAAGCGCTTTATCCGCTTGCGTTTCCAGCTCGGCGGCGCGGGCTTCGTCTTTTACGCTGTCCGCCTCATCAATAAGCGAGCGGGATTGCGTGATTATATTAGCGCGTTCTTCGCGCAGGGTTTTCAGATCAGCCATTTGGTAAATCTCCTTTAGGTGCTGATGTTGAATCAGCGCCCGCCCCATGCGAGTCGCCTTTCTCCCCGGACAAAAGCCGGAGGTGTTTGCCTTTCAGCTTCATGCGAAGCTGTGCGGCGTTGAAATTCTTTGTCTTGCGGTGCTTTTCGAGTGAGCGAAGCGCGCAAGATGTTTCAGGGTAAGCCCCACGCGGGCAGACCGTCACATCGTAAAGTTCGCCAACAGACCGGATCGTCCGTAATGGCGGGTCTTGCGTGTCATCCCATTCTTCGACACCGCCGCGCATAGAAAACTGAAAGCTCATTTGATCCACGTCGCCGCGCTCCATTGAGGCTTCCAGATCGCGCGCGAATTGTGTGTCAGGCAGATCAATCTCGACCGCCAAGCCCGTCTTGTCTTCCTTCACGCGGAGCGTTCCGGCCTTCATCCGGCCCAGCGGCAAGGCGTCGTAGGAATGATTATAGAGCGCGTGAATATCAGAGTTTTCCAGAGCGCTTTTGAACGCGCCGCGCTCGATCACCTCAGAAAATCCGCCAATATCCGTCCGGCTGTCGAAAACCGCTGCATAGCCCGTAATCATTCGGCCTTGCCCGTCGTCCTTGGCGCGGATTTCAAGACCCGACGCGATGCGGCTTTCATTGTCTGTCTTATTCGTCATTTGTTGCCCCCGTTGGCGTCGGCGCGGGAGCCTCACCCGCCTTATCGAGCGGGACCGTCGCCCCCTGAATGAATAGTCTGTCGGACCCCTCCACAAACGGACGGTTTTCGATTTCCCGCGCCTCTGACGGCATCAGGTGTCCGGTCTGAATCGCTTGCGAGTAACCATCCATGCGGGTCTTGAAGTCACCGCGTAGAAGGCCGTCCATGTTGAGTTCGACATATCGCTTGTTGTTGGATCGCCCGAACAGCTTGAGGTTTAGTTCCTGCTCAAATTGCTCTGCCCAGCGTTTGAGCGTGTGCTTGACGAGGTGCAGGTCTTGCTGTTCGGTGTTTGAAAATGTTCCGTGTGTGAGGTCTTGCAAAAAGACGGGCGGTAACTGCAAAAGGCGGGCAATCTGTTCGACGCTAAACCGCTGCAACTCGACAAGCTGAGAGTTTTCGGGATTGCCGCCGATTTCCTTGATCTCAAGGCCAATCGGCAAAGTCAGCGCAAGGCGCTTTTCTTTCGCGGCCTTGCGAACCGCGCTGTCAAGGTCGTTTGACGCCGCTTTCAGCGCGTCCTTGCTTTGAAAATTGCCCGTGATCGCAAAAGGCGGGACACCGCCATTGGCGAGGTATTTCGCGCCGTATTCATTCGCCGCAATCGCCAGCCCAAGCGCGTCACGGCCCGATGAGAGAGGCCCGCGATGCAAAAGCCCGTCAGAACGAAGCATAAACGGAATATCGATGATTTCCGACGCCTCATAGGTCGTCGTCTTGCCGTTTTCGGTGTATTCGTAAAATTTCCGGCCATTTTTGCGCTTAACGACCGCACATTTCGGGTCGATATTCCAGATATTGACAATCCGGTTCCCGTCCCGCTCAATCCATGACAATCCGCGCCCGGTCGTGAAAACCTGCTCAAAAAGCCGTTTCCGCCACTCGAAAGACGATGTTTCGTCATTCACCGCGCCATGAAGCATCTGAGCGAATGGAGCCGTTACCCGTTTGCGCCCATCCTTGCCCTTATCGAAGACTTGAAGCGGTAGCCCCGCCAAAGTTCCCGCCAAGAAATTGACCCCGCCAAAATAGGCCGGAACGCGCATGGCTGTTTCCTCATTGACCACCACGTCAGAGGATGAGATTTGCCCGCCATTAAACAACTCGAAGATGTTCGCCCCATTTAAAGGGTATTGTGCATAATCGACGCTGCGCTTCTCAGAGCGCGCAAAGGGATTCCACATTAGATCGCCGCCAAACTAAAAGTCGGGTCCAAATCCCAAGGTGAAAGAGGCATATTGTCATTCATACCGTCAGCCTCCGCTCCGAACGCCATTGCAAGCGCCTGCATCCCGTCGATGCGGCCCGTTGCCCGCGACTTGTCGAGTTTTCGATTCCCCGCCGGATCGGGCAAGACCACCGCGTTATGGGCGCACATATTCAGGACGGGGTTTCCGCCATGCCGTAGCTTGCCCTGCAAAACAGCCGCCTCTAGCGCGTCCAGCGCAGGCGACATTGATTTGTAACCTTGCCGGAAGTTGAGCATCGGCAACTCAATGCCCGCCCTATCCAGCGCATTCATGAGCGGTTTCATCCGCCAATCGTCATAGGCGACCTGAGCCACTTCCAACTCGCCCAAAATATCGCCCAAATGGTGAGCGACAAAATCCAGATCAACGACCGGCCCCGGCGTCGTTCGGATAAAGCCCTGCTTCACCCAAACGTCATAGGGCGCACGGTCCCGGCGCGTGGCTTCTTCCACCATATCACCCGGCATCCAGAACATCGCCTTCGCGTCGTAATGCTCACCGTTCCGGCAAATCATTGCCAGCGCGGTGAGGTCGGTCGTCGCTGACAAATCAAGCCCGCAATAGACCAAGCCATCCAGCGGCTCCGGCTCCGCCTTGCAGCTCATCCACGCTTTCCGGTTGACGAATGACGCCACCAGATTGACCCGCTGGTTCAAATAAAGGTTTCGATATGTGTTTTCTTTTGTCGGGACGCGCGCGGCCATCGCCATGCTGTCCGCGATTTCAGTTTCAGAACGGAAGACGCCAAGAGCAGGGTTCGCCGCCTCCCATGCCTTACGACTCTGCAAATCAGCGTCAGCGTCCGCCTCATAGACGTGACTGACGATTGTGTTATCATTCGCGCTCGCCGCGTCATCCAGCCAGATCGAAAGCATCTGCCCGTCTGTCGGGCCTTGTGTGCTGATCGTAATGAAAAGCGCTTCACCCTCATAAGCTGCTTGAGCGGTTTCAATCGCGTCCACAAAGTCCGAGCGCGGCCCGTTGACCTGCCCCGCCTCGTCCAAAATCATAAGCAGAGGCGAAAGCCCGTGTGCGCTTCGACCATCGGCAGAGAGCGCGCTATATTCCACATTCTTGCGAAGCCCGACTAACCGCTTTCCCGAAGGGACAATCTGGCAAAGCGCCGAAAGTTCCGGCGATAGCTGGACCATCTTTGCCGCGTAGTTGAAAACCTGTGCAGCCTGTTCGCGCTTCATTGCGCCAGAGTTGATCCGCGCATTCATTACCGCTTCCGGTCCGACCAAATAGGCCAGCAGGATACAGGCAATCAGCGCCGTCTTTCCGTTTTTTCGTGCGACCGAAAGATAGGCCCGCCGCGTCCCGTCAGGATTGTCAAAGATCGCGTAAATGAACGCCTCTTGAAAATCCAAGAGACGGATCGGCTGACCCCGAAGCGACCCTTCCGCCACTACGCAATAGGTTTCAATAAACGCCATAACCCGCTCGGCACGGGTCAGCTTTTCGACGGGCTTTTCCCGCCAGTTTTTCAGTTTGGGGACAGGTCCCGATTTTACGGCGTTGCGGACAACCGCGCGGAGCCTCGGCATAGGCTAGGCGAGCAAGTCCTTGTTCGCAGCCTGCGCACCATTCTGAACAGACAAGCGTTGACCCCGCCGCTTCCCGACTTCGCTCGGCTTGGCGTTGCCATTCAAGGCGCGAGCGTGCATCTGCAAGTTTCGACGGAACGACATAATCATATTCGCCTGATCGCGAGCAATAGCGTGACGCGGGTTTGTGTATTGCTTGCCGTTTTCCATGACGCAGATTTCACCCTCCGCCCTGAGCAAGTCTTGGTTTCGCGTGTGGTCCGCCATCGTCTTTGCCAGCTTCGCCGCAATCTCTAGGCAATGAGGTGTCCAATCGACTTTTGGAAACTCCGCCACAACCGAACGCCAGTAGGGTTGATCCTCCTCCTCAAGCGTGATGTGGCTCGGCGGCTGTATTTCCTCTAATGCGCCACGCATCACCTCCACGGCGGCCTGTGCGCTGTCTGACGCTGATCTACGTGCCATCAATATCCCTCGCGTGCGCGTGAAAGGAAAAAAACAAGGGTTCAAGTTAGCGTTTAGGTTGGGCGTCGCCTTTTCCTCC